TTATCTCTAAATGAACCTGCACCTCTACTATCTTTAGCTATATTGTTAGTAGAATAATTAACTAATGAAGGAAATCTTTTATATGAGGATGCTGCGAAATAAACATTGTTAGCTGTGTTTGCACCAGGATTATTATATTCTGGTTGGTCAGGTAGCCATTCTCCAAAAGGTATTTGCATTATTCTCCTATTGGTTATTGTTTGTTACAAATTTAGATACATCATTAAATGAACCTGCAACAGTTACATCACCTCTTTGTTGTAAAGGTGCATTACCATATTGATCTTCTCTATCGTTTCTCTCTAATCTTTCCATAGCAGTTGTGTACATTCCTTGCCATTGTTGAAGTCTTTGAGGATCAACACCACCTAAAAAATTAGCAGCATGATATAATGAACCATATAAATAAATTGCAGGATGACTTGCTAATATATAATTAGAAGTATTGGTATCTGATAAAGCTGCAAACTTAGCATAATAATTTAATGTTCCTGTGTATGCAGAATCTGGAATTGGTGCAAATCTAAAATTATCACCAAGTATAGTATATGCTGAAGGCATTCCAGTTGTAGATGAACCTCTAATTTGATCCATTTGAGCTGGAGTAATATATTTTAAAGCATACTTAGTTCCACCTGATGTTATAAAAAAATCTCTTACTTGTAAAAAATCTGTAGGCACAGATTCTGTTTCTGAATCTATTGTAATAGAAGTTGAGGTATTCATTTTTCTAATTCTTAATTTAGAATTAAAATCAGCTTCTGCTAAAACTATAAAATCTTCTGCAATCTCAGTTGTTAAATCTGATCTGTTTAACCAGTTTGCTATTGATGTTTTTAAATCTGAATATGTTGCAAGTGCCATTATATTTTACCTTCTGCTGTTTTAAAATATTTAAACTCATTACTATTTAATTTTGTTTTTAATATTTTTGTTTGAACTTCTTTAGGAAGTGCGAACCAATTACTATCTCCATTATACTCATTCGCCCAAACAGATAAAGCTAAAGTTGGAATAGAAGCTACTCTTTTTAAATCTCTGGATTTAGAATATCCATCATTTAAATTAAATAATCTTTTATTATGTTGTAAATGAGGATCTATATTTACTTCTTCATTTAAAACAATTTTCTTTTCCATTTCGTCTATAGAAAATGTTTCTTTTTTTAAACCATCAATACTTATATCTTTTCTCATCTACCTTGACCTTTGTATCTTGTTTGCTTTTTTTGTCTGCACTCTGATTTGTTCTGAGATTTTTTATGACAACCAGGTCTTTTTTTAGGTTGATCTCTTGGAACAAAGTGAACAAACTTTTGTCTAGCCACTAAGCACTCATTTCAGTAACATATACATTTGTAGATGAACCATGAAATACTGCAATTTTTTCGCCAGGTGAAACTTTTAACATTTCTATTTCACCAGATGGTAATAAAGCTGATGTTGCACTTGCAGTAGGTGAACCACCTAAAACAAAATGACAATTAGCATCTCCAACTATTCTTATGTATTCAGTTTGTGAACCAAATGCAGCGGAAGCTGTTGAAGAATTATTAGTATTAAGTTTCTGTGTAGTACCAGGTCTTAAAGCATAATTATAACTCATTTTTTTTCTCCTAATTAATTAAGGGGGAAATACCGCTAGGCAAGATCCCCCAAATATTGTTATATACTATTATCTTCTAATTACGAAAGTAATTTCCATTTTAGAAGCATTTGATGAACCACCATCAGTAATACATTCAATAGTACCATCTTCAGCAACAGTATTTAAAGCTGTTGGAAAAGCAGTTGCTACTTTACCAGCTGAACCTGAAGCTACATGACTTATAGCACCTCCAGTTACTGCAACACCACCTATTTCAAAAGAGATAGCTGCTGTGCCAGTTGTAGTTGCTTTGTTGTGAGTGATGATTTTTACAATTTTTCCACCATCAGGTACACAAACAAAAGTTGATGAAGCTGTTGAAACATCTGGAATTGCAGATGTTAAAAAGTAATCATTTAATGTTCTCATTTTTTTATCCTATTTATTTGCTTCGTTCCGTCATTGACTTCAAAGACCAAACAAAATTGTTAATTGAATGATGGGGGATAATTCCCCCACCACTTTAGATTTATTATGAAGTAGTTAAATCTGTGATTAAACCACTTGCTTTTTCATTTCTTGACTCAAGAGTGTACTCAGCAACCATAAATCTTTGGTCAGCATCAGCAGTTTGTGCTGGTGTTTGTAGAGAGAAATCTCTTAAGAAAGAAACTGCCCAGTATTCCATATCAAGAATGTGAGCATCTTGTCCGATTTTAGCAGCAGTAGCATTAGCACCTCTGATAAATCTGTTTGGTGATACTTGCATAGTTCCAAAGTCAGATTCGTACACATCAATAGAAGTAATTAATCTTCTATCTTCCGCAGCATCAAATCTAGTAGAACCGCCTGTAAAGCCAGATAGTTTCTGTTTATTGAAAGCATTTACCATAATCATGTTAGGGTTTCCGCCTTCATTGTAACAGCTAACTAAAATACCTTTTAACTGATCTTCAGTAAAAGCTCTTTGAGTTCCATCTGTTCTTATAGCACCATTACCAGCACCAGAACCACCAGCACCTGCATCAACATTAGTTTCGTACCAAGTTGGACATCCACCAAGTTTTCTTGCAGTTGTAGCTGAACCAGCAGATTTAGCAACATTAGATAAAAGAGCTGTTTCCATATCTCTTTTTAATTCTTTTGCAGCTTTAGCTACTTGGTAAGCCATCTCATTATTTCTTCCAGCAGAAGTTACAGCTTCGTTAGTTGCAGTAACTTGAATTCCTTTAGTAGAAATTTGAGTGTGGTTATTTTCTAATACAGTTGGTGACATAGTTCCATAAGAAATATCAGCACCTTCAACAGCAGCATTTGCAGCAACATCAGCTAGTGCATCTGTTTGCCATTGGTGTAAAGTATTAGTTGCTTTTGTTTTTGCAACTCCAGACATAAAAGGTGTTTCTGTTGGACTAATTGAATAAATTATGTCCGCTAGATCTTCTCTTATACCTATAGTCGTATATGTTTGGTATTTAGCCATTTGTTTTCTCCGTTAGGTTATTGTTTATAGATAACGCATCAGTAAATCGGTAGCATCTTTTGCACTTCCGCTTTTCTTCAACGCATTCATCTTCTTCAACCTAGACTGATTATTCAAATCTTCTTTAGTAGCTTTAACTCCTGATTTAACAACTGCATTTGGCTTGACTTTTTTACTTACTAAATTGGGTTTAGTCGCATTAGCTTTCATACCATCCATTATCACATCAAAATATCTTGAATCATAAATTCTTGAAACATCATCATTTGTGAAGCCTTTAGAATTTAAATAACTCATAATATTATTTTTAACTGTAGCACCCTTAATAGGATCAGCAATTTCAGGATGTTTTAAATGAAGTTTTTTTTGTTCATTTTTTAATATTTCCTGAAACTGAGATTCTTGATGTTCTCTCAGTTTTTGCTGTGCTTGTTGAATTGATTGTTTTCGTTTTTGTATCTTACGATCAACTCTAGCAGCTTCAGTTGGATCTTCATCCCAAAGAGCATCAAGCTCTTTAGAATTCATATCATTGTTAATCTCAGCATTTAAGGTAACTACTAATGAATTTAAATCATCCATCTTAGTTGAATACTGATTTTTAAGACGATCTTCTTCAGATTTTAGCTCTCTTTTTTCAATCGCTATCTCCTCAGTTTTTCGTCTGTAGTCAGCATCTTTTTGATAACCTGCTTTTAATTCTTCAAGGTCAACATCAATCTTTTCACCATTAACAATGACTTGGTGTAGATCGGTTTCTTGTTCTTCAATTGCATTTTCATCTTGTGATGCTTGTTCTTCATCTGCTACTTCCATTGTTTCCTCTGGTTGAGCAACAGGTTGTTGTTGTTCTTCGGTTTCAGTTTCCACTTTCGCTTCAACTTCTTCTTTTGGTTCAACTGGTGCGGCTTCTTCTTGAGGTTTTTTGATAACACCTTTGGTGTCCATTAAACTTTCAATAGATTTTGCTGCACCTTGTACTGAAGCATTATTCAGTAAAGGGTTTGTTTCAGACATTAAGTCCTCCATAGTTAAGTTGTCGTTAGACTTGACTTATTTTAACCTTGATGGTTAAAATTTTGTATTATCTTGTTGTTTTCTAAAATCTTCCAACTGTTTAGCTGCAAGTTTTCCTGTTTCGATAACAGTAAGTAGATGTTGCTCTACTTTTCCAACAACATTGTAAGCAATCCAAAGTTTTTCTCTGGTATCACTCTCTTTAGCACCTGTTTTTTCTAAAAGTGCCTCAGAATAAATTTTTTTAAGAGTTTCCATACTCTCTTGAAAAAGTTTACTCTCTAATATCTGCTTGGCTTCGTTGGATCGGCTGATTTCCACCGCCCTGTCCGCCTGGTCTTTCGCTTTCATTTATTCCTTGTAGTTGTTTGCCAAACATATTAGTAGATTTTGCCGCTTCTTCAAGTATTTTGTTATCTCCAGCAACCATCATCTTATCTAAGTCTGCATCTGCTTTAATTTTTGCAGTATCAAGTTGCGTATTATATTTTAAAGCCATCTCTTTTATCTTAGCCTCAAAGTCTAATTGCATTTCTTGAGTTTTTTGTTGTAATTCTTGAGATTGTAATTCTAGGTCTGCAAGTTTTCTCTTATTCTCAGCATCAATTCTAGTAAATTCTATCTTCTCAATCGGTGTTAGTGGTGGTGGTTGAGGTGGTGGCATCATTTGTTTACCCACATCAGGATCTACAAAGTAAGTTTCTACATTTTTTAGACCTGCGTTCTCTACCATCTTAGTCAAAGTGTTATACATATTTTTAAGATTAACCATTGGCATCTCTTTTCCACCTTGTATTTGGAATGCTTGTAGTTGTCTTTCTAAAATACTGTTTAGCATAATTGTTTGTTGCTCTTTAGAACCAGTTCCAAGTCCAACAACTATTGAAATATTAAATCTATCTTTCCATTCAGTAGGTCTTACTGGAATATATTGATTACTCATCATAATAATTTTTTCTTTATCTTGATATTTAACCATTAGTTCAAATATTTTTTTAAATAAACTCTTAACACCTGTTTCTGCAAAGACTCTAGCAATCAATTCTGATCTCATTTGAGTTTGTTGCATTAAAGCATTTACACCAGTAGCTGTTTTAGCATTAAGTGTATCAGGACTTAAACCTTGAGCTTCTTTTGAAACACCAGTTCTACCTTCTCTAACTGAATCTAAATAAGATAATAATGGAAAGGCTTGTTGTGAAATTGGTTGAGCTTGTAATGGTTGCATTACTTGGTTCGGTGGTTGTTTAGTTCTTACAATTCCACCAGGTCTAGTCGTAAGTAAATCATCCATATTTACCATACCATCCATAACTGCAACTCTGTTGTTATTTGTTAAATACATATTGTCTAACAACTGTCGCATCACAGTAGATTTCATTAACTGAACATCTTCTACTAATTCTGCAATTGATCTTCCATAAAATCTATGAGGCATTGGAATAGGAGTGATCGTTACGAAAGGAACATTATCGCAAGGCATATTAGATAATATGTGATTACCATCTGCACCAGCTGAAACTATTTTTCTAAGTTCAGCAATTCCATCTTCATCGTAATCATATTTTACATAAGACTCATAAACTAAAACTTTTTCTGTTGAGGTATCTGTTGCACTTGAAATATTATAATCATCCACATCGGTTAATCTTACATTTTGTTCATCATTGTAAATATCTAAATCTGATTTTGGCAATTCATCAATCTCATCTTGAGGATAACCCATCGCAACTAAATCTGATCTTGTCATTAAAACTTTATGAGAAACAAAATCGGCATCCTCAATTGTTTTAGCACTTCTATCAATTAAAAATTCTTCAGGTGGAATACTTTCAATTTTTACTCTACCTGTTTTTTTAATTCTTTTAATTTTGCAATTATATAAATCAAAATTAGGAACTTGAACTTGAGATGTATCTACTCCTTGAGCTTGGTATTGTTCTAATACTTTTTCAAATTCTTCTTTAGCAGACTCATCTTCAAATACTTCTTCCTCTACAGATCGGAAGAGCGTCGTGTAGGGAAAGAGTGTAGAGCTCGGTGGTCGCCGTATCCATAAAAAAAAAAAGAGCTTGTGCAAATAGGTGAATTCCAGGAACTCAACATAACGATTGTGTTATAAATGTGATTACAAATGCACGTGCGTGGAGCGC